TATTAAAAAACATTTCTACTAAAATAGACTATGTAAAAGTAATAGCAACAGGAAGAAAAGCGTATATTAAAATAAGTAATTATAAGTAGGTAGCTGTAAGAGGCTACTTTTTGTACCATAAAAGTATATTGATTTTATTTTTAAATAGCTTAAAATCGATTTAAATGCGAGTCACTAAAAAGGTATTGACAAAAAAAAGTTAAATTAATATAATATAATAAATAAAAGTACTTAAGAATAATATATATGTATAGGAGGGATTTATATGTATGGTCAATGGATGGGTGAAGATAGAATTATTATAAATCAAGAAAGTAGAAGAGAGGAAGATAAAAAATAAAGGCAGTTGTTTATTCAACTGTCTTTATTTTTGGATTTAATATTTTTTTGTTTTGATTTTTTTTGCTATCTTCATGTTTTCGTGATTTTTTGTACATTTTTAGCCAATCATTATACACATATATTATATTAGTATAAAATTTATCTGCATATTTACCATCATTTCTAATAGCAATCTCAAAAGCTAAAGTATTTATAGTATCAAAAAAAATTTGATGTAAAGACTGATAAATAAAAGTGGAACCGGCTGCATGACTAGAAATATTCATGCAAATATATTCCAAATTGTTCAAGACATCATCTAATAAAGAGAAAAAATGGAAAGGAAGAAAAGAATTATTTAAGATGAATAATTCTCTTGCTTCTGCAGATGTATAAGCATGTGGTTGAAATTTACTATTTTTATTTTTTTCGTCTTTATATTTTTCTTTATATTCTGACTGTATAGATATTCTTTGTTCTAATATTCTATGATAAATATAATCAAAATCTACATTTTGCCTATCTTTTTTGTAGAGACTTGGACAATCATCATTATTGGTAAGTTCTCTTAATTCATCTGTTGTAAAATGAACAAAAGGAGAGTACAACGGATCAATATTATTCAAAAATTCGTTTAATGGAGAAGTTTTAAAAACAGTAATTACAATATTACATTTATCAAGTAAACCATCAGAGAATATTTTGGCTATTTCAGATGCTTTTTCTTGTTGAGTAGAAATGCGGGATTTATCATATTCATATAAGCCCCATATAGCAGTAACTGCAATGCCTAATATTCCTAACCAAATACTCCAATTAGAAATAGTTATATTATGTATTAGGATGTGTTGTTCGCCCTCTTCGAATATTCTTGGAAATTTAGTTAATATAAAACAGAATAATATTATTAGAAAGAGGATGAAAACTATTCTTATAATATGTTCTTTAATGTAAGCTACCCAATTATACAAATGACTCTTTATTTTTTCAATATAGTACATATAAATTCCTCCAATGAAATTATTATATATTCTAAATTTATAAAATTCAATAGATTTTTTAATTTTTTCGACAAACTTCGACAGACTTTGCAAAAATAATGTAGTATAATAGAATAAAGAGGTGATTAATATGTTATTAAATTTTCTTATCTGGATTAACAAAAGAAAATTGGACAAGATGATTACTTCAAATTGTACTTATGAAGAAATATTAAAGCAGAGTCAAAAGTTGGATTGGTATATTAATATATGGTATAGAACAGAGATTAGATTTAAATACAAATAAAAAAAAGTTACTGCACCCCTACTGCACCCTTATATATGTCAAAACACTGATAAATATAGGGTATAACTTGTCCTGGTGCACCAAAAATAGAGGTATTTTATTTATACCTCTATTTTATTTAAAATAACTTTAAACCTTATTTTTCAATACTTTTAGTCATTGTTTTAATTTTATTTATATTTTAAATATATTCTAAAAATTTTTCCTACTGCTCCCTTTACTGCACCCCTGTTTTAAAACACTTATAAACCAATGCTTTTTAAATACTGTTCTAATTTCTCATTTTCATCTAATTTAAATTTGTCAAAAACAGAAGCATATGTATCTAATGTTGTAGATATTTTTGAGTGTCCTAAAATAGTTTGTAATACTTTAGCTGTCATTCCTGCTTCGATGCATCTAGTTGCAAATGTATGCCTTAACATATGATTATGTAATTTCGGTGCGATATGTTGAGCATTATTAATTCTATGCAAATAAGAGTTTACAGCACTAGGAGAAACAAAACCATTATCATAGAATATAAGATTATATATATTTGGTATTTTTGTCTTATTTTTGATTCTCGCTGCAATGGTGACGGCTTGTGAAGACATTATAATAGTTCTTTTTCCTTTTTGAGTTTTAGGTTGTTTGCCTAAAATCACTCTGTCTTTTTCATCTCTTGTCAAAGTCCTTTGTATAGTTAAAGTTTTTTCCTTTAAATTTATATTATCATAAGTTAAAGCAAGACATTCTCCAACTCTTATTCCAGTATAAAGCATAAATAAGATAGCATCGTTATATTCATGTTCTGTAGAATTTAAGTATTTTATAAGAGTTTTTTCTTCATCTACAGTTAAAGCTTCTACTGGAATTGTCTCTTTTTTTGATTTAGGTTTTGCTATAAGGTTCATAATGTTATATAATAAAATTCTTTCATTGATAGCAATTTCAAATCCTTTTTTTAATAAAGCAAAATCTTTATTTATAGTATTTTGAGAATACTCTGTAAAGTTTGGCAAATCTTCTTTTATCTCACTAGCAGTAATTTTTTGAATAGGATTTTTTAAAAAGTTGCAACATTTTTTTAGATGATCCAGAGAACCTTTATTTCTTAAATAGGTCCTATCAGATGTTATTCCTGTGTTATGTTTATATTCAATATGCTTTTCTATGATTTCTTCAAGTGTAATCTCATCTTTATCTATATAAGTATTCTTATTTACACTATTCTTTATTTCTGTAACTCTAGCTTTAAAGTCTGATACTTTTTCATTCTGTTTTTGCTTTATCTTATTTCTTTTTCCATTATAGTAATAAGCATAAATATATCTTCCGGTCTTAGAGTCCTTGTATAAACTTCCTTCGCCATTTCCTACAGTTCTGGTTTTTTTCATAATAAAAAACTCCTTTCAAACATAATTTTGGGACTTGTACAAAAAGAGTTTTTATAATATAATAGTAACACAAATAAAATTACTTTTGTACAAGTAATTAGTATATAGATAATATGTATAACTTGGGGAAGCGGTACATATTATCTTTTTTTAATTATAATAAACATATATTGTTTTCATTCCTATTGAGGTTTCACAGATTATATTGTTTAATGAAAACGGCTTATATTTATAATCTTTGTTATAAGCTTTATTTTCAAATTCGATTTCGGTTTCTTTTGCTCCTGCAATATAATCTTCTACATTTTTGTTAGATATTGTTGAATTAAAGCATAACAAAAATGATTTTACAAACTTTTGGTCTATATCAAAGATTTTTTTGTTTACTTTATTTACATATAGTTCAGCCATTTTTATTGTGTTATCATCCACGATAAATGTGATTTCTAAATCTTCAGAAATATTTTTATATATCAATTCAATATATTTAGAATTTTCTTCAAATTTAGAGAATGAAAACACTTCGTTTGGATACGCTTCTTTTAAATTATTAATAAAGGAATCACCAATTTTTTGTATTTCTTCTTTATCTATCATTTCTAAATTTTTTATAGTTTTAAAAACTTCAATTCTAGGATACTTTTCTTCTTTATAATTATACGTTCCTATAAAATTACCATAAATTATTAAATCTTTTTGTTGTGATTTAATATTATATGAATTATCTTCTAAACACAAATTTCCTGCATATATCCAAGAATTATTGTTATAGTCTATCAGTGAATAAATATACTCCGTTTTTGATTCTGTTGCAGTACTTTTGTCAGATTGTTCTAATAAAGTAATTTGTTTTATTTTTATATATATTTTTTGATTCAAAATTTTTTCAGATGCTTCTTCAGTAATATATTTTTCATAGATTGCTTCATCTGCTATTTTTATGTCATATGAAGAAAATTCACTATTATATTTATTGTTAGAAATATATTCGTATGTGGAGTTGCTTTGTTCAGAAGAAACCTTAATTGTGTTTTCAATATTGTTAGAATCGTTAGTATTTAATATTCTTAAAAATATAACTAAAAAAAGTATTATACAAGCAACTACTGCTGTGATAATGTAGTATTTATTTTTCATTTATTACCCCTTTATTCAAATATTTTACTTATTCTAGCTTCTACAACTCTACCGACAATTTGAAATTTATCTTTTTTAGTTAGTTTTTTTGGTGGATAGTAAGAGTTAAAAGCTAGTAATTCAATATGATCTTCATATTTAAGTACTTTCTTGACTGTAGCTTCTTCTCCATCTATAATTATAATTCCAACTTGACCGTTTTCAATGTCATTTTGCTTATGAACAATTACAATATCATCTTCAAATAGAACAGGTTGCATACTATCTCCAGTTACTTTCAACGCAAAGTAATTTTCTGGATCAGATACTTTTTTATCTATATTGACGTGTCCTATTATATTTTCTCCTGCTAGATAGTTATATCCTGCTTTAACTATTCCTAAAAGAGGGAATACTTGTTTACTATTATAAACTTTTTTCGATTTTTCTCGTTCCATCGGAACATTATACCCCATAAGCCAAGCGGGATCAACGTCTAAAAAAGTAGACAATAAATATACACCATCCTGTTTTGCTTTATATCTTCCAGACATATATGAACTAATTTTAGATTTATCTATTCCTGTTTTTTCAGATAATTCTATAGGTTTTATATTTCTAATAGTTAAAGCCTTTGATAATCTATTAGCAAAAGTGTCTATTAAATCATCCATTTTTTCACCTCCACTTAAAAAATATTATACACAAAAAGTTTAGAAATGTCAAATGTTTTTACGGTTTTTATTAAAAAAAGTTTAGAAAAAATAAATTTTTTTAAAAAAAAGTATTGACAAATAAAAAATGATGATATATTATATGCTTAGTTTAGAAAAACTAAACAAGAAAGGAGGAATAATTGTGTTCGATTATAGCAAATTAAAAGGAAGAATGAAAGAGAAAGAAATTTCTCAAGAAGATTTAGCTACACGTATAGGAAAGAATAAATCTACAGTTAGCTTAAAATTCAATAATCAAGGACAATTTACACAAGAAGAAATAGTAAATATTTCTGAAATTCTAGAAATACCTGTACAGCAAATAAGTGAATATTTTTTTACGAAAAGAGTTTAGAAAACTAAACAGAAGGAGATGAGAAAAATGGAAGAACTGTTAAAGAAACTCATTGAAGAACAAGAAAAAACAAATAAATTACTTCAATGGGGATATAAAGGAAAGGATCCAGATGAGTTATTAACAATAGAACAAGTATCAGAAGAATTTAAAATAGGACCTAATAAAACAAGAGAGATGTTCAATGACAAAGCATTACCAGTACAGACATACACAAAGCCATTTAAAGTAAAAAGAATGGCAGTAGTAAATTATATGGATACAAGACATGATTATTTAAAAGGAGGATAAAAAAATGAAAAAGTACAGATTTAATGAGGACAAGTTCTTAAGAAATGTAACAATATTAGGAAATGTTGTTACATTAGGAATATTAGTTTATAAAGTTGCAACATGTGGTATAGCATGGATAAGCACAATAGGATATTTTGGATAGAAAGGAGGAAAAGATATGTTTATAAGTAAAAAAGAATATGAAAAGATGCAAAACGAAATAAAACAGCTAAAGCAAGAAAACACTCTATTAACTGAAAGTGTAAAACAATGGAGAGAAGAGAGCAAAAGAATGAGAGAAGATTTAGACTATGAACATTTAGAGAACCAAAGAAATCACAAAGTACTATTAGCTATAAAGAAGATGTACAACACATCTTATGGAACTATTACAGCATTGATACAGTTTAGAAAAGACGTAAAAAAAGAATTAGGCAACGCTACCAACATTGACTAATTCAATAATGTGTTTATGTAAATCATTTATAAACACATTATATCATATAAATTTTCAAAAGTCAAAAATTTAGGAGAAAAATATGGAAGATAAAGCAAGAATAATAGATATAAAGACAAATTTTAATAATCAAACAATGATAACAATACTTTTTGAATCTAGAGGAATACATAATCAATTACAGAAGTATTTAAACACATATTTAAGAGTTAATATAAAGAAATTTTTTCAACACAGATCATTAAATGCTAATGCTTATGCATGGGTTTTAATAAATGAATTAGCAAATGTTTTGAATTTGAGCAAAGAAGAAACATATTTATTAAAATTAAAAGATTATGGACAATCAGAATTAGTACTTATTTCAGAACAAGTAAATCCAAAATATTATTTTAAATATTATACAGAAGAAGGCGAAACAACAGTAAAAGGAAAAAAATATAAATGGTACAAAGTATACAAAGGAACTAGTGAATATGATACTAGAGAAATGTCGATTTTTATAAAAGGACTTATTAATGATTGTGAAGAACAGAATATTGATACAAAGCCAAAAAAAGAGATAGATAAATTATTAGAAAGTTGGGATAAAAATGCTAGTAACTGATTTAAGAAAAAGCTTTAATCCATATCCTAAACCAAAAGATATGAAAAAAAGTTCAAAAGAAACAGAACAAATAATAGTAAAACGAATAAAACAAAAAAGCAATAAACTTGCAAAGAAAGAACGAAATAGATTTAGTATATTGCAAAAAAATGATACAAAATGTTTTCTATGTAATAAAGAACAAAAGAAATTGGACAAACATGAAGCTTTTGGTGGTTCAAATAGACAAAAGAGTATGGAATTTGGATTAATATATTATCTTTGCAGAAGATGCCATAACAGAGCAGATGTAGATATAGTAATTAGAAAATATTTACATGATTTTGCCAAAAAGAAGTTTATAAAAAAATATAGTAAAGAAAAATTTTTAGAAGAATTTAAAAATAATTATGAAGAATAAAAAGGAGGACTTAAAAAATGGGATTCACTGAATTTTTAACAATAGTTTTTATAGTTTTGAAATTAATAAATGTAATAAATTGGAATTGGATTTTAGTATTATTACCAGAATTAATAGCTATAATTCTTTATTTAATTATTATTATTGGTATTATACACAGTAACCATAAAATAAATAAGATTTTTAAATAGGAACATTTATAAGATAAACACTAGAGCTAATATTGATATTATACGAAAGGAGAAAACTTAATGAATTATTTAAAACAAGTAAACAAATTTTATGAGTTACTACTAATAAATCCTTTGAATGCTAATTCTCAATGTTTATATTTTGCATTGTTAAATATAAACAATAGATGTAATTGGATAAAGAATTTTACAGTAGCAAATACAACTCTAATGACGTTTACAGGATTAAATATTTCAGCATTACAAAGAGCAAGAAACAATTTGATACAAAAAGGATATATTAAGTATCAAAAAGGAAAAAGCAACAATGCTGGAATTTATGAGATTATAGAATTTGAGCAACAAAGTGAACAACACAACGAGCAACAAAGTGAACAACAGAACGAACAACACAACGAGCAACAAGACGAACAACAAACCGATAGCACAACGAACAACACAACGAACACATTAAATAAACAAAACAAAATTAAACAAAAAAAAGAAAAAATAAATAAAAAAGAATTTGGAGAATTTAAGAATGTAAAATTAACAGACGATGAATATTTAAAACTACAAAAGATGTTTCCAAAAGATTATGCTAAAAGAATACAGAGCTTAGATGATTATATTCAGAGTCATGGAAAAAAGTACAAAGACTTTGTAGCTACTTTAAGAAATTGGGCAAGAAAAGAAGGATATAAATTTCCGGAAGAACAAAAAGATTATAAAGAAATAACATTAACAGATTCAGAATATTTAAAGAGAGGTAAAAAATATGAATGATATAGAACTAGAAAAAGCAATGTTATTTTATTTGATTTTCCAGGATGAAAAGTATGAGCTAGGTGAAAAAGATTTTTTAGACTATAAAAATAAAACAATTATAAAGGCAATTATAGAATTACAAGCTAAAAAAGAAGATATAACAATATTATCTCTTAATGAGAAGATACAAAATCCTGAAATGCTAGAATACATAACTCATCTTGGAGATTATATTCGCAAAGAAACTGCTGAAAGTGTTTATTATAAACTCAAAGAATATACCAAAAGAAGAGAAATGTTGGGCTTATTAAAAGAAAATCAAATAAAACTTCAAACTATAGAAAATGTTGATGTATTTATAGAAAAATTAATAAGTGAATTGCAGAAAATAGAGTTTCAAACGCAAAAAGATGAAACATTTATTAAACAGGTCGTAGAGACAGCAAACGAAATTGAGAAGAATATAAACAAAAAAGAAGATTTAAGTTTATATACCGGATATATTGATTTAGACGACTTAACAGATGGATTACATAATGGAGAGTTAACAGTAATAGGAGCTAGACCAGGAGTAGGAAAGACAACATTCTCATTACAACTTGCGGAAAACATTGCAAAAAAAGGAAAAAATGTATGCTATGTAAGTTTAGAGATGTCTGAAACTCAGATGATCCAAAAGCTATTATCTTTAAGAACAGGAGTAAATTCAAGAAAGATAAGAAATGGAGATATGACAGAAGAAGAAAAAATGCTAGTAGGAGCTGATTGTATGCAATTAGGAGAATTGAAATTTAGATTATTAACAAAAGTTAGTACAATTCAGCAAATAGAAATAGCAGCAAGAAGATTAAAGAATCAAGATAAATTAGATTTATTAATAATTGATTATCTTCAACTTGTAAGAAATAACGGAAGATTTAATTCGAGAGAGCAAGAAGTTGCTGATATATCAAGAACGTTAAAATTATTAAGCTTAGACTTAGATATTCCTATAATCGCACTTTGCCAATTAAATAGAAATGCGAGTAGACAAGCACCATCATTAGCAGATATAAGAGAATCAGGAGCTATTGAGCAAGATGCTGACAATGTAATATTCTTATATCAGGAAAATTCTGAAAATAATTTGGTAACAGTTGATTTACAAAAGCAAAGAGCAGGAAATGTAGGAAAATCAGAACTTAAATTTTATAAAAATTTAAGCAGATTTGTAAGTTTAGAAAGGTAAAAAAATGTTAGAAATAAACGAAAAACAGTTATTAAGTTTTGATAATGTAAATAGAGCGAGAATATTGAAAATGATAGTCTTAGGACATGTAAAATATATAGGAGATGGTACAAATGAATGCAGTAACGCAGATTACTCGACAGATGAGTTTTGAAGATATACAGCTAAAGAAGAAAATAAGATATGAGCAGATACTTTCAAGAATGGACAAGCCTAAAACAGCTAAGGAAATTGCAGTAGAATTATTTGAATTGGGCTATATTCCATCTACTGAAAGAAATTACGTACAACCACGTCTTACAGAACTATGCAAGAAAGAGATTGTAAGAGTAGTTGGGAAAAAGAAATGTGATTATACAGGAAAGACTGTAGCTGTTTATGAAAGGATAAAGAAAAATGACGAATTATTTTAAAATATATCTAACAGGAAGAAAAGGCAGAGAGAAATATGTTTTAAAGAAAAAAGAAGATGTAATAGAGTTAATACAAAAAGCTAATAAAGCAGGATATATAAGCTATTTAATAATTAAAAGAATAAAACAAGGCACAGATGTTCTGATAGCAAGAGGAAATTTTAGTAAAGAATGTAAAGTAGTTTATGTAGATGGACTAGATATCGATTGGAGAATAGTAGGAGCTAATGTAGTAAATTGGGATAAATACAAAAAAGTAAAGGAAGATGAGGAAAGATGTTAAAGATAAAAGATTATGTTGATTTAGAAAAATTAAAAGATTTTGGATTTGTAACATCTATTACATATAACCCATTATCTTATGTTAAAAAAGTATATTTAAACAATGAAAACGATGATAAAAATTTTTATAGAATAAGTAAAAGCTCAAGAAAAATTGAATTAACAAGATTAGACGGAGAATTAGATGATACATTATATGATTTAATTCAAGCAGGATTAGTAGAGAAGATAAATGAGGAGGAAGAAAGATGATTAAAGAATATCACAAAATAGAAACAATTTTTAAAAGAGATGATAATACTAAAAAGTTAAATGAAAATGAATGGAGAAACGAAACAATACAATTTTTAAAAGATATAGAATGGGAGTTTACTGAAAAAATAGATGGTACAAATATAAGAATATATTGGGACGGACACAAAATACAATATTTTGGACGAACTGATAGGGCTCAAATACCAAGTCAATTAATGAACTTCTTAATTAGTAAATTTGGTGGAAATGTAAACGAGGAAATGTTTGAGCAATTATTTGGAGAAAAAGAAGTTACTTTAATTGGAGAAGGATATGGAGCAAAAATACAAAAAGGTGGAGATTATAGACAAGATAATAGTTTTGCTTTATTTGATGTAATTATAGATGGAATATTTTTAGCAAGAGAAGCGGTATATAGCATAGCAAATTCATTAAATATTGAAGTAGCTCCAGTAGTATTCTGTGGTAATTTACAAAAAGGTATAGATTGGGTAAAAACAAAGCCTAATTCATTGATAGGAACAGCAAAAAGTGAGGGATTAGTTGCAAGACCTAAAGTTGAGTTAAAAGATAGATTAGGAAACAGAGTAATTGTAAAAATTAAAGTAAGAGATTTTGTAGAGGAGTAGCTTATGAAATATAAAAAACTAATAGGAGTATGTAAAGACTGTGTATATAAATGTTTTAGATGTGAAGACCCAAAATTCGTTGGAGTTTATAAATGTAAATGGAATGAAAAAGTTGAGTGGAAACAGGAAAGGATAAAGATATGAAAGATTGGACTGGAAATAAAAAAAGCACATTTGTAACACTAGGAGCAAATAATCATTGTGACCATGAAAGAGAAAATGATGACTATTATGCAACAGATCCAAAAGCATTAGAGTTATTTTTAAAAAAAATAGATAAAGACGGAATAAAGTTACATAACAATATTTGGGAATGTGCTTGTGGAGAAGGTCATTTAAGTAAAGTATTAGAAAGTAAAGGATATGATGTTATATCAACAGATTTGATAAACAGAGGTTATGGGAACGGAATTGTAGATTTTTTAATGTTTGAATCTATTATTCTGTATGCAGGGGATATATTAACTAATCCGCCATATAAGTATGCAAAAGAATTTGTAGAAACTGCACTAGAGTTACAAGAAGAAGGATATTACACAATTATGTTTTTGAAGATACAATTTTTAGAAGGTCAATCAAGGCGAAAATTATTTGAAAGATATCCTCCAAAGTATGTATATGTAAATAGTGCAAGACAAACTTGTTATATAAACGGAGATATGAGTAAAAAAATGAGTAGTGCTAGTTGTTATTGTTGGTTTATTTGGCAAAAGGGATTTAAAGGAGAACCAACTATAAGGTGGATTTAGGAGGAAATATGGAAAACAAAGTAATAGCTAAAGAATATGTAGATAAAAATTATATAAAAAAGAGTGATTTAAGGGGTTTTGTAAA